ATAATTATACCACAAATCACTTAGATGATATTCTTTTATATCAAAAAATCTTGCAACCTCTGGTGCTAACTTTTCATACTCTCGTCTTAAATACATAAAATCAATATTTGTTAACATGTCTTCATCATTATCATGTATAGCATGTACATTACAATTCCATCTGTTTCTAGTAGGAAACCTTTTATAATTTTCTTCTATGATATCTATGTTGTTGTCAACAAATTTTTGTGACCAATCTAAGTTTGTTTTATAATATATCATTTAATCTCTATCAAGTCTGTATTATCGTATGTACCAAATTTGCCTCTCGTAAAAAAATTTGCACCTATTATTATTCTATCTGTATCACTTTCGTTAGGTGTAGAAAAGTGATTTAAGTAACCTGGAAATAATACCATATCACCTGTCTTTACATCAAACGTCCATGACTTAGCATTATAATTATTAAATTCTTCAAACTCAAAATTAAAATCAAAGTTAGGAAACAAACCATTACGGTCAGTTGATACAGTTAACTTACCACTATCTGCCTGTACATAATAAACACAACTTAACAATGTATTAGGGTGTGTATGTCCGTGGTGTCTATCACCTTTTGCATTTTTAGTTGCCCAACTTTGTGTTAAATAAAATTCTTGTTTAATTTTTAGTGTGTCTCTTACAAAGTCTTTAGTAAAGTTTACCATAAAGTCTTTTACTCTATTCATGCCATAACTTTCAAGTAGTGTATGATTTTTAGATACATCAACACCATATTCTTTACTAGACGCACCTTCAAAACCTGCCATTTCATCTAGTACAAATCTTTCTCTATTTGTTAATCTAAAGTCTGTACTTGTATGTACTAACGGACAGGCAGCAAAGTTAACTATGTTTACTTTAATATCGTTCATTACCAATTACTAAGTTATCTAATCCTTTAATTTGTTTTGCTTGTTCTATACTACCACATATAGGTTTACCTTGTATGTTTAAAGATGTATTTAATAATAAAGGTAGACCAGTTAACTTCTCAACTTCATGTAACAGTTCCTGAAAAACAGGATTACTATGGTCAACTGTTTGTGGTCTACAACTACCATCAACATGTGTAATCTCTTTTAGTCTATCATCTTTTACTGTACATGAATATAACATATATGGACTATTGTCAATAGTAAAATATTTTCTTTCTTTACCTTTTAGTATAGACGCACCAAATGGTCTATAATCTTCTCTTTGTTTTATTTCGTTTACTCTTTGTTTAGCACCTTGTACAGGACTCATTAAGATTGACCTGTTACCTAACGCTCTAGGTCCTACTTCACCTTTACCTTGATACCAACCAATTACTTTACCTTGTGCTAAAAGTTCAGCAGTTTGTTTTATTGTTTCTGTATTGGCAGTAGTTTGTGGCACTTCATCTGATTGCCAATAAGGAAAACCTGAGGCGTCAAAGTGTTCTAAGTTATGTTTTCTTCTTAGATATTCAACTGCACCTAAAGATAAACCTTCGTCTGTGCCATGAGGTGGTATTGTTAAGTTTGTAAATCGTTTACTTAGTTGTTCATTGAAACATATGTTTTGTGCAACGCCACCTGAAAAAGATATCTTCTCATCTGGTTTAGCATATAAATTAAAGTATCTTACTATTGCGTCTTCTAAGTACATGTGCAAGTTAGCAAACCATTCTATCTTAGTTTGTTCAGCAACATACTCAGAACCTTTATGTTCTATCCATCTGTCAAAATTAAATATTTCTTTTACATCAACAAAGTGTATATTCATTAATGAGTTAATAAAGTTTACGTCTCTAGGATACCAACTCTTTAATGCCATTAGTTTACCTGCAAAGTCTATATCACTACCTTGCATACCTAGTTTTCTACCAAATTCACCAA